AATGTGCGCCACTTGACTGAAGGTAATAACTTGCCGCGCCATTGTTTTTGTAAATATAAGCTGCACTTGCGTCCAGATAGGCGTTCTGCATCAAAAGCATATTGCTTGTGGCGCTAGACCACAAAGAGCCGCCTTGATACTCAAGTGCTTTTGCATTGCTGAACCACGCCGACGGCGTGACGCCGAGGCCGAGGTTGCCGGCGCTGTCTAGGGTAGAGCGGAGCGTATTGTTGGTATAAAACTTTAGAGGAACCGCTGAAGAAGTCCCAACGTTTAAGCCCGCTGCATTACTGTCGGTAAACAAATACGCAAAATCGCCATCAAAAGCACCGCCGGTAACTGCGTTGCCCGTCCCGCTAACGCCGAAATATGCAGAAGTTGCATCGCCATCTGCTCTAAATTGAGCGTATGCGCCAGAGGCTGTGGAGGCATTGTTTATACGAATTTGCTGAGTAGATGCGGCAGTGCTAACAACATCTAACTTACTTCCCGGCGTATTCGTACCCACGCCCACTCTGTCCGTCGACGCATCCACAAACAAAAGATTCGCGTCGGTGTCGCCTTCTACGCGGAAATCTTTGTCTGCTCCTGCTTCGTTAAAAACAGCCGCGCCATCAAATGAAAAGGCTTGATTGGAGGATATCGTTAACGCAGTAGAGCCTGCGGTTTGAAAAACCAAATCGCCGTTAGTGTTGGCTTCGACCTGATATGCTGTGGTCGTAGTCGTGCCGGATTTGATGATTGACATATCTATACCCTGCTTTAAATAATAACGTGGCGTTGACCGGACACGATAGTTACCGTAACTCCGCTAGCCTGAGTTAAGGGGCCAACAGAAAAGCCATTGGTTCCAGAAGCAATAGTGTAACTTTCCGAGACCGTGGTGTTGTTAACAAAAATCCCATTTGAAGCGACAGGAGCTGCTGCTTTAAATTCGCCAGTGCTTGGCTTGTAAAGCAACTTTGCATTGCTGGTGTAAATATTCTCGGCAGTGCCAGTGGTTTGGTTTAGGAATGCCGGATAAAGATCTGAGGCAGTAGTCGTATCGTTTGTTGTTAATGCGCCACCTACAGACTTCCAAGAAGGAGAAGATCCTGAGTAACCTTCAAACTGATTGGTTGTCGTGTTGTAACGCAACATACCCGTTGCGGGAACTCCAGGTTGCTCGCCAGTAGTTCCTTTGCTAATCGTTAAAGCGCCTGTTGATGTAAACTCAGAATCTGCACTGGCTACAAGTTTTGTGGTTGACAAAGAACCAGTGCCGTTAGGGGTAATTGAGATGTTGCCGTTAACACCATCGGCAATAGTGATCGTGCCGCTATTAGTTCCACCATTGGTGCTAAGAATTAAATCAGCAGTTCCATTGCTAGTAATGGTTGCGTTAACCCCAGAATCACCAACTCTGATTGTGTCTGCGTCTAATTGAACGTCACCAGTTCCATTTGGTGCAAGAACCAAATTTCCGTTTGTATCAGTGGATGAGATAGTGCTTGAATCAATGCGAACATTATCAACGTCCAACAATCCCGTTGAAATGCTGGTGTTTGAAAAACTTTCTAAAGCATTTTTAACAGCGCCATTAGTAGCGCCTGCCCCGTCTGAATAGATAACCGCGCTTTTGCCATTAGCAACCGTAACGGTAGATCCTGCCGAGCCTTGCTTGAAAGTTAAAGACTGCCCACCCGTGGTGGAGTTAATAACTACCCAAGTTTTTTGAAGCGTGTCTGGAGCAAAGGTAACCGTGCGGGTAGCCGATAAGGTCGTCGAGGTAAAGTTGATTACCGCATGGCGTCCATCGCTAGAACTGCCGTCAGAAACGGTAAGGGTAACGTCTGCGTCACTGGCAATGTTGTAAGTGACTACACCTGCAATGGCCTCATCCAAAATGTCGGAAAAATTGGTGTTGGTGGTGTCACCCCACGTTCCGCTTTCGTCACCCGTGGTGATCAGCTTAATACCAATGTTGCTATAGGTTGCCATTCGCTTACCTCTACGCTGCTATCTGCGTCCAATTTGGCGATTGGGTGTTGGAAACATTAACCCATCCTGCCGACTGTGTGTTTGAAATTTGAGACCAACTTGGAGACTGAGAAGTGTCAATTAGCCCCCAAATGATGTAATACCCAACAATTCCCTGAGCCGAAACCCCTGTCACTGAAACAGTTGCTTTTGCCGAAACAACTACTGACCTTAAAACAGCAGTTGCACTAACTCCTGTAACAGGTAGGTTCTGGCTAAGTGAAATAGAAACCGAACCTAAAGAAGATATCGCTTCAAGCCCGGTTACAGAAATACTGGCTTTAGCTTGAACAACAACAGATCCAGTTGCCCCAAGGGCCTGAACGCCTGTTACGATAACAACAGAATCTGCCTCAATCGTAACGGTGCCGGTTTGGCCTGTTGCCTCAACGCCCGTCACCAAAATCGAGGCAGCCGCTTCAACTAAAACACTGCCTACTAACCCCGAAGCAGCAACTCCAGTAACATCAATATTAGCCGTTGCAATAACGGTCTCATCGCCTACATCGGCAAGAACTGCTTGCCCTGTAACACCTGTAACTGCAACGGCATTGACAACAACGGATCCTGTTTCGCCCGTTGCTTCAATATTAGACCCAGTGCCTTGGCCCCATGGCTGGTCACCCCAGGCAACGCCTGAAGCTCCCCAGCCTTCAAAGGCAACTCTTGCGTTAGCCACTTACGCGGCCCTCGCTTTTAAGCAATCCGAATGATGGCGTTCGAAGAGTCTGCCGTCGGAAAGACAATCGTGAAATCGCCGTTGGTCGAAGTCTTGTCTCCACCAAAAGCTAGCACCGCCACTGCTTTATTCGATTGGCTGCTGTTGTAAATCAACGCGCCATTGGCGGTGATGGTGGCAGAACTCCAAGTCGTGTCAGAAAAATCTAGCCATGCCGTCGTTGAGGTTGACGTTGGGACTTGCGATACCGAAAGCGTGTTACCGCCTGCGCTATAACCTGTTCCACTCACTTCGTTGGTAACCGAGTAGGCCGTAGTCGTCGAATCCAACGTGGCAGACGAAGTATAGAGGGCGATCTTAAAAGTGTCGGCTGCCGTTGAACCGCGAGTGACGGTGGTGCCAAAGGCGTGGACGCCATTAAGGATATCTACCTTAAAGCTCGTCGCCATCGCTTGAGTGATAGCCATTACAGTTCTCCTATGATCTTAGCTAAGTCATTGTGGCCCTGTAGCAATAGCTTCGCCTTGATCGTAGTGCGTTCGCTTTGTTGGGCTTCTTTCAAATATTGAACTAAAACTTCTTTAATGTGACCTCGAAAGGCTTTAGCCTGCTCGACAATCACAGGATGGCTTTGCTCGCCAATGTAGATAATCTTCTGCAAAGCGCGTTCAGCAATCTCTTCTGGCGTGAAGCCTCGGTTCTGAGTTGTCATTACCGTGACGGGGCCGATTTCCATTCCGCCGCTAAATCCACTCATGTTACGGGAATCCTTGCTTGACCAGATCGATACGCATCTTGACGCTCCATGCCGTCACCTAATCGCTTGGCAAGGAGTAACGCTTCTTTGTACTTGTTGTCATACTGAGACATTAAATCAGCATCGCCCTTCAAGTAGGTATATGCCTCAATTAATGATCCATACAACAAAACACTATCAAAGTTATCTCCGAGCCAGCTCGTTCCTGCCGTTACAATGGACTCTGGATAGAAGAAGTAATGCAACTCCATCGAGTAAACATTGTCAGGGGTTGGCCCTAAGATAAAGGTAAGTTCCGTCGGCTGATCTGATCTGGGGCCAAACAATGCATAGTAGGCGGGTACCCCCGTGTCAGTAGGCGACGGATAAGATTCACGAATAAAGTTCACATCTTTGTTTAAAAGATACTCATAGCTGCCATCGCCTTTAATTACAGCTAATGAGTAAGTTGCTAAAAAGTCATCAGGGCAAGCTAGGTATTTGTTGCTAGCAGCCGTGGTACCCGTCATGTTTTTGCGAAGCGCTGGGAACTGAACGGTATTGTAGATCCGCTCTTCAGCCTGCCTCACAAAGGTAGGGATGTTATTGACAAACGACGTTTCGGTCGATTGCACATAGTCTTGAATAGCTTGGCTTAACTGTGCGTAGTTCATGGTTAGCTCGTTGTTACGGTCACAGAACCCAAGGCAGCTCTCGCAACCAAATCATTAGGAGTTAAGTCTCCATAAAGATCAGAGGCACCTCCAACAGGATTCCATCCCCATTGAATCACTCGACTGCCTCCCGCTCCGTTTGATCCTACCTCATAATAACTTGTATCAGGACGCGGATTACGAATGGCCTGCGGATCTTCTACAGGATACATGCCTAACTGTAACTGCGGTTGATCAGGCTCCCAGCATACTTCACACACCAAAATGTTGACGTTCTGGGTTTTGATGACCAGTTCTTTTAACTGGCTCAGTTTGTATTGGAAGCCACATCGATCGCATTCCGCAATCGCATGCTTGCCCGATGCAAACTGGTTAGGCATGGTTACGATCCAATAAAGGCTTGCCGAGGTACAAAGCGTACCGAGGCTTTCTCTCGATCCTCTTCCGCTGCCATCACCCAAGCCTCGTCATACATTTGCTTGAGCATGGGAATGCGTTGCTCTGCCCCAGGAATTTTTAAGGCAAGGTAATACGCCAACCCCGCTACCAAGCAAGGCAAGAAACGAAAAGGAATGTCTTGGGTCGTGGCACCGTTACCTGCATCAAGCATCCGACGTAGCCGCCAGTACACCAGCGTGTAGGTTTGGCTATTGTCGGGAACCGGCCACACGGTAAAGGTCGGGTATTGAACGACGCTCGATGAGTTGGTGGCTCCCGTCTTGCGATCAATGTAGATCTGAATGGGGCGACCCGTGGCAGTCTTGTTGGGGATCGAGGCGTAGGTGCTAACCGAGATACGAGTGATATCAATATCTGTTTGGTTAGATCCTGTGCCGGTGCGAATGACATGCTCGATCAAATCCACCGTATCGACAGGAATGTTGTAGGTCGCCGTCCCTGGCGTTAAAACCTGACTTCCCTGCTCAATCGTCCAAAGGTTAATGCCTCGGTTTGCCCATTCCAGCAACATCAAATTCAAGCTACGTCGCGCTGTGCGAAGGTCGTAGCCTGATCTGAGTTCAGCCCCGCAACGCTCAAACGCCTCTTCTACAATGGCGTTGAGGTCGAGGTTAAAGGTTGCTGATGCGCTAGTAGCCACTTAGCAGCTCTTACCTTTCATTTTGCGTTTAATCATTTTCCCATAAGCTCGTCGGTCAGACATTGAACTTCGCTCTGACTTAGCTGCAGATTTAGCTGGCGTACGCATCGGATTACGCTCTGGAACAGGCGATTTGTAAACAGGAGCTTTAGGTGCAATAGAGCGAGGACTTCCAGCATCTACCACTTTTCCCATAGGAGGAGGAGCTAAACGAGAAATGCCCTGACCCATCTGCTTACGCTCAACCATCTTGCCTTCTTTCATGGCAACCGGCTTCATCGAACCACCGTCCATTTTACGCATGGATGCTCCCATGCCGCGACACTTCATCATGACTCAATCTCCTCTTGGAAGTTTACGACCTGTGGCTTTTTCATAAGCTTCTTGATCTCGTTTACGCGCCTCTTCATCTTTAACACGCTGCTCAGCTCGTCGTTGCCTTTCAGCCGCGATGCGAGCTGACTGTGCCTTTAGTTCTTCATCAGAAACAGCACGAGGAACAGGACGTTCTGGGGTAGTAGATTTACCCTGAGCTTTGCGCATGAGCATGTCACGCATCATTGGGGTTTCTGGATTACCAAAGCGACGACTCAAAGAATCTCGATAGGTTGTTACGCCCATTCCCCTTTGTGCGCGGTTCGTTGCGCCACGACCTTCGGCTAGCGCAATGGCTAAGGCTTGATCGCGGTTTGTCACCTTTTTGCCAGAGCCAGATGTAAGGATGCCTTTTCCGTACTCATCCAT